TAGGTCTGCTAGTTCCGAACGACTCAAAGGATGATGCTGAAATAAATAACCTTCATTAAGATTAGTTATACCTGGTTCAGGATATATTCTAAATGGATCGACCCTTTCAAACTCTGGAGCAATAATTTCATCTGCTTCTACAGTAGTTCTACCATCTTCATATTTCCAACCAAGTTTTCTTTGTCTACGAACCACGGGGCCTTTTACAAAACCACAAGGGTAAGTAACCAAATCTGTTATAAAATCATTAAATGATTCGCCCCAGCCACCTTGTGTAAACTGGTCTCGAATCTTAATATCCATTTTCTTTGCACGATTATCTGCAGCTTGTAATAATTTAAAACGATAATCTTGTGTCACCATTTCTTTTAACTCAATCATTTCTTCTTGGGTTGGTGCTTGTCCGTTCATCTCAACAACTTTTACAACTTGTTCAGCAAACGAATTTTCTATCTCTGCAGTTTGTTGTGGTGATAAATCTGGAATAGGTGTAGGTTCTAAACCCCATGGAGGTGAACCTTGGTCAAGTAAAATATCTCGTAGCCAACTTTCAGCTGCACGACATTTTACTTCTGTAATCATCATATAAACATCAGACCCACCTTGTTGATTAATCTGTGCTAATTTATCTGCTTCATATTCTCCGTTTCTTTGACGAAGTCCTTTTAGCATAATGTTTTCAATAGGCTTCTTTGCTGTTCTTGCAGCATCCCAACAAGTTCGTAAGTGAGAAGCTAAGCCAAGAATAAGAGGATCATTTTGTCTTTCAGCAATCTCTTGCTTTATAGCAGCTTCTTCTTGCTTTACTAAATCTTCATTACCTATGACTTTTAATACCATATTAAGTGTCCAAATTCTTCATACTTATTTTTGTATCTTCATCATTCTTATCAGTATAAACTTTACCACCTTTGCCATACTTGACAACTGCGCCCATATCTTTTACTTCAATCTCTCCACCTTCTTCCATCATTTCTATAGTCATTTCATTAGACATTCCGCTTGTATCCATCTTTGGATTATCTGAATATATAATAGATTTTTTGTGTCCGCATTTACCTTTCATTAGTGCCCTCCTAAAAGTTTACGATTAAATATACATGTAAACAAGTATATGTGCAAGTTTTTAAATTGCAAGAGAAACCCATCTGCTGAATGGAGAAGCGCAGATGGGTTTAGAGGTAACATAGTTTGAAGGTAACTATAAAACAATTGTATCAAGTCCAGCCTCCTGCTGCAACCTTTTTTATTTCACGCCTCTGCACAACA